TTTATTTGCTTCTGGTACTGGTCCTTTAGGTGCAAACTCACTTGACGTAGCTAAAGCTGGTACAAGTGCTGTTGAAGCAAACTTCCTAACAGCTTCTACAGTTGCAAGAGGNAGATCACTTCTTGGAGAAAGAGGCGAAGAGCTAGATACTCTAGTNATTCANCCATCTGTTGCTTACTACCTATATCAGGTTGGTATGCTTACATTCTCAACATCTGCTCTATCAACTGGTGGTGCAGTAACTTGGGGTGGCGGTGGTGTCGGTGTTAACGAAAGAAGCATCGGCCAATTTGCTGGTATGAATGTTGTTATTGACTCTCAAGTTAATACAGTTCATCCTGGTACACAGGGTCACCAGAAAGAGTTCCGTTGCTACTTAATTAAGTCAGGAACAATTCTTGAAGGCGAACAGTCTCCTCTAAGTATTGAATCAGATAGAAACATCTTATCTAAGCAAGATGTTATGTCTGTTGATTACCACAGTGCTTATCACGTTATGGGAACTAAGTGGACATCTGCTACAGACAACCCAACTAACGCACAGTTAGCTAACGATAATAACTGGGCAATCACATACGATGCTGACTTAATTCCTATAGTCGAGCTAATCGTTAACTCACCTCTTGATACAGGTACTAATCCTTAGTACTATTTAATCGGTGGTCAAGAAACCTCATCAAATATTGGTGGGGTTTTTTCTTTACGCTACAATAAAACTAAAATTACTTAAAAATCGTGGCAGCTACCATAAATGCAACTGTTAAAGGAGAAAATGCTAATAGCTATGTCACATTGACAGAAGCTAATAGTTATTTTGAAACAGTTCCAGATTCAACAACTTGGGATAATAAAACTGATGACCAAAAGAATAGAGCATTAATAGCAGCTACTAGATGGATTGACAGTTTTGTTTACTATGGCGATAGATGTGATGACGGACAGGCACTAAAGTTTCCAAGAAATAATTATCAGGTAGATGGTGTTGAACTAGCTTGTTCAAAAATTCCAAATAACATTAAGTATGCACAGTATGAACTAGCTAGAGCATTAGCAAATGATACAGATGCTATTACAGGTACTACTGGAAAAGAAGGAAATATTTCTGAAGCAAAGTTAGGAGATTTAGCAGTTAAATTTAGTACTGCTAGTCAAGGAACTGGATCAGTAAACAATATTTTAGATGTTTACCCTTGGTTACAAAGTTATCTCGGAGCTTATATGTTAGGTGGTGCGGGAACTTTCCAACTACGAGCAGTAAGAGGATAATATGTCATTTATAGACAATACTTTTAAGAGCTTACCAGAACAACTGTTAGGAACTTTTGGTATTGATGTTACTTATATTAAAACTGCTACATCTCAAACTTATAACACTACAACAGGGGAAGTAAGTGGATCTGATACTAATGTATCTATGAAAGCATTAATCAGTAATGTTGTTGGATCAGTTTATGAAGGTACAAGCCAAACAAATGATCTAAAAATTATTTTTGGTAATAAGGAACTAGGAACATACTACCCAAAAGTAAAAGATAGGATTCAATACGCAGAAGATGGAGTAAATAAAGTTGCAAGAATTATTAGTGTAAGTACATCTAGAGGAAATAATCCTATACTTCACACAGCGATAGTACGACCACAATAATGGCGAGAAATGATTTAAAAAAATTTTTAAGAGATTTTGATAAAGTTACGATTGACATAGCTTTTAATGCTCCTATGGAGGCTGCTAATACAGTAGTAAATAAATTAAAGGATATAGGCCCATCCTGGACAGGTAGATTTAGTAATTCTTGGAGTATTGACACTCCTATAAATTCTTTTAATGCAAAGGGAAAAAAGACAAGAGGGGAAGCATTACCTCTAAAAATAAGAGTGTTAAAGTCTACAAAAAATGCAAAAGCCTTAACAAGGTCTGACACAGGAATATTCACTATTCATAATGTTGCTCCTTACGCAAACCAGGCGATAGACGTTGCTCCTTTTACTCCGTTTAAAGTCCCACCAAAAGTAACATCTAAAGAAGTTCAACAAGGCATTAGGCAAGGTTATCGAGGTTTAGCAGAAGTTGTAAGTGATACAGACGCAGATGTAGGTAGACAAAAAGGAGTATTTATAGGTCGTGCGACAGCACCATTAGATTGGTTCAAAACATATGCTAATGGTGGAGCTATGAATAAAGATGCAAAAATAGGGTATAACAGAATATATAGAAGAATACAATGAACTACCAAGGAATTAGATCAAAGTTTGAAGCACCTATTAACACAGCTTATGCTGCATTAACCCCTGCCGTTCCAGTATTCTTTGATAATTTTGGTGATGTAGTATCGGATGCTGACAGCGAATTTGTTTATGTAAATATTCAATTTGGATTAACAACTGAAGTAGGATTAACCGCTTCATTAGATAATGTAAGAGGAATTATTACTGTCAGAGCCTTTGCGGAAAAAGATAAAGGTCCAGCCAGAAGTCAAACATTAATTAATACAGCCTTTACAGCGATTGAGACACTTAATAATACTGGACAACCCACAAGTGGTATTCATGTAAGAACTGGAGAGGTAACTGGCCCTACATTTGACACTGATAGACCCTTCTTTGTATCAACAATCGAAACAAATTTTCAAGCTACAGTAATTTCTTGAATCTTTGTTGTAATTCACGCTATCCTATAGACATATCGGGTAGTACCCGTATGTTCAAACCTTAGAATTATTAATCATGGCTACAGTTCTATCGGGTACTTCGGGAGCGTTATATTATTCTCCTGCTGGTACAAGCGTAACAACTCTTACAGCATCAGCTTTCCCTTCATCAGGAGGAAACATTACTGTTGGATCTCAGTTGGGTTTTAGAGTAAATGACACAGTAACACTTGCATATCCAGGTGGATCTACAGTAACCAACTGTATTCCAGCAGCAGACTATTTCGTAAAGACTTATGATGCTTCAACTGGTGTTATGACAGTTTCCTCAACAGCAGGAGGAGCAGCAGTAACAGCTTCAGCATCTCCTACTTTCGTTGCTGGAACATTTGCAAGTATCACATTTACAGCACCATTAGTTGTTGGATCTGTAAGAGAGTGGAGTTTTGAGATAACCAGAGCAGAAATTGACGTAACAAGTATTGGTCAAACAGTTACTCAAACCGCACCATTTAGAACCTTCATCTCAGGTTTTGCTGATGGTAGTGGTTCTGCCAGTGTTTACTCTACAGATGACGACACACTCCTATCCAGTAGAATGGTTGAAGACGTTATCCAACGTCAGCAAGCTGGTGCAAAGGTAAGATTGTATATTGATCGTCAGATGAGTGGTGCTAACGTAGATCAAAACGCAAGTAGATCAATTTTGGCAGATATTATTCTTACATCTGCAAGTTTCAACGTAAACCCAGATGACGGACAGGTTGTAGAGATAGCCTTTAGACCTAGTGCTGCTCCTACATTCGACCTATCTAAGACTGCATAATATTTTACTAGCAGTTATTAATTGTTATAAACCTCGGTCAATCCGAGGTTTTTTATTGCATAATGAAGTACACTAATAAAAGCAATATTAAATCTATGGCGACAATGAACGCTCTCGACAGACTTAGAAAAGCTGCGAACCTTAGTCCAGTTAAAAAGGAAGTAAAACTATCCGATGGTTCGATGTTTGAAATGTATGTAACACCATTAACAATGGCAGAAAGAGAAAGGGCACAAGGACAAGTTAAGAGTGATGATACAAACGGCTTCGCTTTACAATTATTAATAAATAAAGCAACGGATCAAAATGGGGTCAGATTATTTAAATCAGGAGAAATAGATGTTCTTAAAAACGAAGTAAAGGACAGCGATCTACAAGCTCTTATGATTGCAATACTCAGTGAAAACGAGGAGGAATTAATAGACCCAAAATCCTAGCGAGCCAGTTAAAAAAAGATAACTGGATGATGCTGAAGTTTGGTGTAGCCAAAGAATTAGGCAAAACGCTCCAAGAAATAGGAAATATGACAGAGCAAGAATTAGTGGGATGGAGTTGTTATTTTAAGATACTTAATGAAGAACAAGAAAAGGAATTTGAAAAAGCTCGTAGAACTAGATAATTTTTTTCAGTAGTATAGAATAGAACAAATAGTTTTTAATCTGTGGCATATCAGGCAAAAATACAAATAAAAACTACTGGTTTGAGTCAGTTAAATAAAATAAATGCTTCTGTAGATAGGATAAATAAGTCTATAATTTCAATAAATAAAGGGGGAATCAAAGGCAAAGAAGTTTTAGTAGCTAGTAAGCAAAATTTAGCCACAAGCAGACAACAACTAACAGTAGATAAACAGAGTAATAAACAGTTAACAGGAATACTACAAAAAGAAAAATTACTCACAAAACAATTACAACAACAGGCTGTAAGTTCCGAGAAAATTGCAAAAGCTAACAGATTTAGAGGTAAACCAGGGGGTACAACAGGGGGTACGGCTGGAGGAGGTAGCGGTGCTTTACAAAGCGGATTAATTAGTGGTGCATTTCCATTACTATTCGGACAAGGGCCATTAGGTGCGGCAGCAGGATTTACTGGAGGTTTTGTAGGAACAAAAGTAGGTGGTCAAATGGGAGGATTTGCAGGAGGTCTCGTTGCTACAGCTTTATTGCAAACAATAACCAATACAGTAAATGGAATCAATGAATTAGGTAGTGCCTTAAATGATCCTTCTAGAAATTTAAGTATATTAACCCAAAATTTATCAAAATTTGATCGAAGTATTTCTACTTCTATAGACATTTTGCAATCGGCTGGATTAACACAATCGGCTGGTCAGTTTGGTCGAGCCAGATTTGGAGCAGAATTTGGTGAAGGTGGTGCAAGTAGTATTGCGGAGATGAATAAAGCGTTTAAAGAGTTTGGAAGAGTAACAGCAAAACTTGGAACAGAGCTTGCAATATTAGCGTCAGGACCATTAACGGGATTTATGAAAATGCTGAATTTTGTATTAGGTGGAGGTGGAACTACTGGTTCTTCCGATCAAAGTTTATCCGAGACATTAACTGAAACAATAAGAAAACGAGAAAAAGCCATAGAGGAGATATTAGACTTAGAAAATTCTTTAGAGGCAAAAATACAAGAAAGAGATCGTCTAAAGGGAATTATATTTGAACCAGATAAAGAAAAAAGAAAAGAACTTAATCAATCAGGCGAGTTAGGAAAAGCACAGTCAAAATTTAGAAGATTAGGAGGAGAAATATCAGAAGATAAAACTAATTTAGAAAGATTAAAAGCAGAAGTAAAGAATTTTGATAACTTAGTACGACTAGGAAAATTACAACAAAGAATATTAAAAGATACCGAGATAAAGTTAAAAGATCAATTAGAGATAGAAAAAAACAGGGTCAATTTAACCGAAAAGGAATTAATCAATTTAGAGCAAAATGCAAAGATAAAAGATTTAATATTTAGAATAGACAAACAAAAAGCAGAAATACAGGCAATAGAAGAAAGCGGAAGTAAAGCAGAGTTAGAGAGAGCAAAGCAGACATTAATAAATTTAGGTCTTGAACTTGATCTTGTAAAACAAATAACAGAAAACAGATTAAGAGCAGCAGATCCACTACTTAGTAGGACAGATGAACTTAACCAAGAAATGATGAAGTTACATGATACTCAACGTCAAGCTGTCAACTTAACTAAAGTTATGGGTAGCTCCTTTGAGCAGTCATTTAAGGGAATAATTTCGGGAACTATGTCGGTACAACAGGCTTTCGGCCATATGTTAAATAGAATTGCAGATCATTTCTTTGATATGGCTGCAAAAATGATGGCTACTAAATTTCAGCAAGGGCTTTTAGGACTAATATCAAAATCTGTATCTGGAGATGTTTTTGCGGGTTTTAATGCAGGGCCAACCGATCCAAATACACTTACTATGGCTAGTTTTGCTAAAGGTGGTAGACCGCCAGTAGGTAAACCTTCATTAGTAGGAGAGAAAGGGCCAGAGTTATTTGTACCTAAAACATCAGGAACTATTATTCCTAATGACAAGTTAGGTGGAGGAGGCAGTACAAACATAAGTGTAAATGTAGATGCTTCTGGATCTTCTGTTCAAGGTGATGAACAACAAGGAAAAGAACTTGGCAGACTCATTTCTGTAGCGATACAATCAGAGTTGATTAAACAAAGACGACCAGGAGGTTTATTAAGA